TAGAGCTTTATCGCGTTCTGTAATTCTTTTTAAGTAATTTTCTAACTGGGCTTCATCCATCGCTCCTTCTAGTTTTTTACCCGCTTGTGCAGCAGATATAAAAGCAGCGACACCCCCGTCATCGTCATCACCTAAAGCTAAAGCGGGTAAGAAAGTAAGTGCTTCGCGTAATCCTTTACCTAAAAGAGTTCGCCTCTCTGGAACCATTTTTTCGCTAATTGGTAGAGCACTATCTACTCTGTCTCTTAATCGACGCCTCTCTACCTCCATCGGGTTAAAACCTGCACTTCTCCCTGTAATCGGATCTAGACTTGGTAGTCCTGTGCCTTTGCCGAACTTACTTTCCTCAATACCTAATTCTTCTAAAGTTTTTGGTCGAGACTGAACTAAAAAATCTTTAACACCTGGAATTTTCTCTAGTGCTTCAAGTCCGGCTTCAGCTAAAAATGGCGAAGCACCGCCGAATATCGCACCTAAAATTTGTTTTTTAGGATCTTTTTCGTCGCGCTGTACACGACGTTGAGGTGTAGGTGCAAATTGAACTGAGCGTACAGGCGTAACTTTAGGTGCCTGAACTAAATTAGCAATACCACCGCCACCGCCGCCGATATTAAAACCGAAATTACCTCGACCGTTAGCCATGCTACGCTCCTAATTTACGCGAAGCCATCGGGAAGCGTGGGTTTACTAACCCGCCCATCTGTCTTTTTTGAGGTACTTGGAAACCCATCTTTTTAACAACTTCCGGTGCTTTATTAGCTAAAGAGGCTAAACCTTTATTTCCTTCGGGTATCGGTTTACCGTCTGTCGCGCCACCGTCTTGCATCCCGAAAGTGTTATACCCAGTGCCGTATGGATTTTGTTGGGTTGCGCCAGAATAACCAAACCCTCCAGCTAGAGGGCCAGCCCCCGTTAAGAAATTAGCAAAACCAGAAGCTAATTGTTGCGGCATATTATATTGCCCAACGAAGTTTTGATAATTTAAATCCATTAACGCTTGGTTTCTAGCGCGGTTCATCGCGCCGACGTTCATCATCGAACCAATATCGCCTTGTCGGAAACCTTGTTGAGCACCCGCTAACCCTTGCATTGCACCTGCAGCCCCTGTTTGTGCTCCAGATAATTGCCCTGTTAACCCTTGTAATTGTCCCGCTGTACCAGAACCAAAACCATATAGTTGCGAACCAGCACCAGTTAAAGCGCCTGCTGTTCCCATCCCAGCGCCATATCGTTGGGCACCTAAACCGCTTAATAACGAAGAAAGTCCTGTTTGAGCTGCGCCAGCTTGTGCGCCTAACCCAGAAGTTAATCCTGCTGCCCCAGCTTGAGCTGCTCTCGAACGACCAAACTCATTCATCGCTGCATCGCGTGCACTTTGATACCCTGCACTACGAATACCGCCGACTTCTTTCATCATCGCTCGGGTAGCTGCATCTGTAGATTCTTGTTGACCAAGTCTAGACCTAGCGCCTCCGAACGATCCTTGACCTACTTCCGAAGCAAACCGTGCGATATCGCCTTGCGCTTGTCCTTTTTGAATATCCGCAATCGTTTGTTGTACAACCGCATCTTCATAGGGGTCACTAAATCTACTAATACTTGACGGATCAAACTCTTCAGTGCTCGCCCGTGTTTGTGCTAACGCTTCTCGTATAAAAGGATTTTGTACAGAAGCACTGCGCTCTGCCGCACGTTGCGCTGCTCCTAAATCACCTCGTAACCCTCGTTCTGCAGCTTGAGTCGCGCCTATGCCTGTACGGGTATAATCTTCACCTTGTTGTTGTGCTCGTAATGCAGCAGCTTTTGCTTCAGAAATACCGCCAGCTTGTGTAGCTAATGCTTCTTCGGTTAATCCTTGAGCGCGAGCTAAAAACGGAGCATATGCGCCGATACCTGCATCTGCAAGTTGCATCGCATATTGTTCTCTAGGAGAAAAATCTGCAATACGTTCTTCGCTATAAGTAAATGGGTTAGAATCTTTCTCACCTATTTTTTTAAATTGATCTTGGTAATACTGTTGGACTTGTGGAAATAATCCAAAACCCCCAGTCCCTGTCCCGAACAACATATCATAGATACGTCGGTCGGGGGCTTGATAACTATATGCTGTTTGATCTTCAGCCATTACGATTTACCAAAGTTTATTTTATCAAGAGCCGCGATTCCTTTTTCAAAATCACCGCCGCCCATATTTCTTACGCCTTTTTCTGAAACGACGTATTCTTGATCACTTGCCCATATCGGAACTAAATCTTCTTTTGGCCCTCCAGGGCCATCAACTTCGCCGCCTTGTATAAATAATTTACGACCAAGTACAGAACCCTCTTCAGGTTTACCACCTGCAGCCATACCGATACGTTGTGTTCGAATTTGCGAAGGTTGGAATCTTGGACGAGGGGCACGGAAAGATGGTTTCTTTTCTGTATCCCCACGAGTTAAACTCGTACCTATTTCTCTACCTACTACCTTACCGACGTCTGTTAAGCCTTTGGCGACTTCGGGATTATCTTTTAAATACTTTTGAAAACGCTCAAGCCGAGTAGCCTCTGGGAGTAAAGGGTTATCAGTAGGGTTTATAGTCACCGGAGAGTTGACTGCATCGATAACCTCTGTGACAGATGCAGAAGCAGTCGGTTCAACTCCTGGAACTGCGGCTGCGTCAAGAGCAGCTAAACTTTCGCTCGCAGCTTCTCCACTAAGCTCAGTTGCCGCTTTAGGCGCGGATTTAAAAACACTTCCTACACTGTCTACGACACTCGTTCCTAAATTTTGAAGTGCCTGAATAAATCCGCCAAGGTCTGCTTCTTTAGGCATTTCTTGTAAAGGAGCGTCGACTTGTTTACGATATTCTTCGTTGAGATAACCAACTAATCTTTCACCACCTAAATTGCCGATACCTGTATTAGCACCATACGTTGCGTATTTATTGAGGATATCCATCGTAACGTCGCGGGGTAGCCCGATATCTTCGCCTTGCTCCATAAACTTAGTAGCGTTAGATTCTGGGTTCATCATCGAAGTAATCAACGAAGAACTTTGTTCGTCATCGAAAAGTCGCGTCATGATTTTTTCTTCTTAGCTGGCTTTTTCTTTTCTGTTTTCTTAGCAGCTTTACCGCCTTTCATAATATCTTTATCGACAGTAGCAGCTTTACCGCCTGTTAAAACAGAATTTACACGAGCCATAGCCCATTGGTGTTGTGAAGTTCCAGGACGGTGCCCTGTTTTATACGCAGCTAATCCACGTTTATAAACGCGAGCAAGTTGACCAGCGGTTACTTTTTTGCCTTTTTTACGAGCAGCTTCCGCTTTATTAGATAGAGCTTTTTTAGTTTTATCTGAAAGACTCATGACTTCGTGCCAAACCTCTCTTTAAACCTGCGAGTATATTTAGACTCAATGGTTTTCCTACGCTTACCTTTTTTCTTATCAGTAGAAAATTTGTAAGCCGAAGGGTCGTCCATCGCTTTCTTTTTATTCCTAGCTATTTCTTTCTTGCGTTTTTTCTTTTCTTCCGCAGAAAGCCCAGCTAGGTATTTCGCAGGGACTTTAGGTTTTTTCTTCGTCTTTTTCATGACTATAACGCTACTACGANATTACCATTCGTAACAACTTGGACTGTGCCCACGCTCCCTGTTGCACTCAGCCCTGACGTACTTGGGGTCGATANATTCTCCCAAATATTGCCCAAATATACTTGAAGAACGCCTTCGGTAGTATTCCAAATAATATCCCCATCGGCNAATTGTCTTTGATCACGCTCTGGGCTTGTAAACTGTGGGGTCGCACTAGGGTCAAAAGCATCTAAACTTAATTCTAATACCCTAACAAATCTGTTAAAAGTTTGCGCATCTACTACCCTTGAGTAAAAAGGGTTTAGTAAAGGCAATCTGCCCTGTAACAGTTTAGCCATTAACGTCTACCGTTAGGCTGTAAATCTAAACGTGTTGCACCTATAACAAACCCAACCCCTAATCGTGCTCCTGTATCCGCATCATCATCTGATTCGAATCGTACTGCGGCTTGCCTAGCCCTTGCACGTGTATCAATTTTCGTCGTAGACGCTGTAAATGCAGTCGTTTGATCGGTAGTCAAACTTTCTCCTGGAAAATTCCTAGCTTTTAAAACGACGTTTAATGTCTGTGTAGAACCACTATCCCCTGTAAATTTAACATCAGGGATAAATCGACGAATAAATTGGAACTCTTCGCCATCTCCAATATCAAAATCTGCACTTTCGACAAATACGTTATCCATTGGGACACCGTCATCGTCGTGCCCTGTTTCATGTGAATAAATATAGTTGTTACCGTCAGCATATCCTGCGGCTCTTGGGAAAGCGACGATACCTTCGTCTAACCATGCTGTACGAGAAAGCTCACCTATTGCCCACGTTTGTTCTACATAATTAAATACGACATATTTACTAATCGTGAGACTATTAGCAGCACAGTAAAACCAACCGACTTCATCGAATTGTTTATTTAAAAATCCAAAAACTTGGAATGCTTGTTCTGAATTAAGATCGTCGAATACAAAACTATGGACACTACAAGGTAAAGGAACTACTGACCCGTTATAAGTGTAGAACCCTTTTTTATCCATCCAATAAACGCCACTTGGCGAATTAATCGCAGCATTAGGGCCAATCAAACTAACGCCTTCATTAACTAGCGTTAATCCGAAAGTATTCGGTGGGCCAATAAATTGCAAACTATATAAAGCTACATCTGTCCAAACTAATGTTTCTTGTCTAGCGCGTAACCCACCGATAATTTCTGAACCTGCAGAACAACGAAGAGACCCTGCAGTATTAGTAGCTCGCGGTTCAAAATCTAACGGATTTTCTTGATCCGAAAACGCTATTAATAAAGGATCTATAGCTCCTGAACGAACAGAACCGTCCATAGGATCTGCACCTAATACAATAACGTGTCTATCAACATCAGAAACTAAAACTTGTAAACCTAGCGTTGGGACTTGATTAGCGTTAGCGATACTTGATAAAGCTACTGCTCTTTGACTTGAAGAAGAAAAATCCCAGAAGAAAACACCACCTGCTCTAACATTAGCGATTAAATCTTCGCCAAAGTTATCAATAGACCATAATCTTAATTGGTTATTAGCGGCTAACGAACTAGTAGATCCCCAAGTACCTGACCCCCAAGCCCCAGCACTCCAACCTGTACCAGANACAAATACATCTAAGCCGACGCTAATTTGATAAGCTCCAACCGTAGAGCCGCCCCCGTTACCCGTATCGGATGAATTAGCGGTAACGGTAACGCCATCTGTATCTTTTGCTGTAATTGTAAATGCGTTAGCGGAAGTAACAGCGGTAACTTGATATTCTTGGTTTAAAACCGAAGCAATAATATTGCCGCCTAACGAAGCAGCGCCAGAAAAAGTAACGAAATCGTTTAAGTCTGCGCCATGAGCAGTATCTGTAACAGTAATTGTTGAAGAACCATCTGACGCAGAAAAAGTAACATCTCCAGCACTTGTTGTGGATCTAATAGGAGTAATGTCGTTATAATTATCTCCTTCTTGCCAATACAATTTAAATGTTGTACCTATCGCAAAAATACGAGTGCCGTTTAATGTAACGTATGCGTGGAGTTTTCTACCTTTTCCTTGTATAGAGGAGGTGAGGTATTTGACCCACCCTCCTATTTTTTCTGGTAATCCTTTACGGAACCGAACTAAGTTAGCATCGAACCAACCGCCTTCGGCGGTGTAGTCTGTACCTTCTTTATTTATTCCAGGATTAAAAATAAATTTTTGTAATGGCATTAGATATATTCACCGCTGCGGATCATTTCGGTAATACGAATTGCTCTCGTGCCTACTTGCGAAGCCCAGCGGCTGTCCATAAATTCATCTGCTGCAAGATCAAACTGTTCACGAGACATGGCTTCAAGAGCTTTTACNAAACCGCGTAATCTAGTCAGACCAAGATTAAAACACATATCAATCATTGCATCTTGACGCGCTTCGTTTATGCCGTTGAACCAAAAGTATGTATCTGCAAGCTCGCTTTTTACTCTCGCTATATCGTTCGCTAGTAAGTACTCAATCTCATCGTCAGATAGCCCAAGGCCAGACTCTGAGATATTTCTACCTACACCAATAGTTTCGTAACCAGCAGAGCATAAATAGACTTTAGATTTTACGCCTTCATGACGTTTAATCATTTCTACTAACTTGCTCATTACTTTTCTCTAGCTACCTGATTAACTTTTTCGTATGAACGCATAGCGCCNAACCCAAGCATCCCCATCATAACGGGGACNAGNAGCGTTGTATCTACTTCTGGTACAGCTACCCAGATGCTAATTATGTTGGCGATAATGGTGTTGTAAAGCAGGCCCAGCGCACAGATCCAACCGATAGCAGGTCGCCACCCGGCAACAAACAAGCTCTTGTGTGCCGCTTCCATCTTGTTGATTTCTAGCTGGCCTTTGAGTGCTTCCTGCGCGTGGCGCTCTGACATGGTGGCAATCTCATGTGCCAGCGCATTTTTCTGATCTTTGTCCTCTATGAACTTATCTAGCAACCCTGTAACCGGCCCGATTAGTTGTCCCACTAAACTCATAATTTATTTCCTATTTGACCATGCTTGTGCGCCAAAAAANGCAGCCAAGATGCCTGCAACGCTGACAAAATAGACTGCCGCCATATCGCCCAGGATAGATGCTGCTTGGTTCATTCCAAAAAATTCACTGACAACGACAAGTGATGGATAGAGCAGCATCCCCCAGAGGGCAAACCATGACATGGCACGTTGAGCATCTGCTCGTTCATG